TGTTTGTTAAACTGCGCTTCCAGTTTTTGCCCTTCTGTAGGAGCACTTGAGTATGTTGTACTGGTTTGCTGATTTGCATGATTTTGAGCAAAAGCATCTATGCTTTTAACAAGAGATTGTTTATGTTTTTCTTGAGATGCTTTTAAAATTGCTTGCTCTGGACTAAGGTTATACTTCATAGCATACTCTCTAGCTACTTCTGCTTCAGGTCCTTCGGCTGTTTGTAAATATTGAGCAGCAGTTTCTGGAGTCAAAGTTTCATTTTCTAAAAATGCCTTAGCCTCTGTTTCCTGGTTTATAGAATTAGCCCACTCACTATCAATAGCCATAGCCTGTCTGATATGATTAAGAAGTTTAACACTATCTACATACTTAATTTCACTTCCTACTTTGTAAGCAGTCATTCCTGGCGTAGCATCCAAAGTATCAAAATCTTCTAAAGTTGCATTAGCATCTCCTGTTACAGTTCTTAGAGCTTGTTGGGCTCTTTCTAAATTGTTTACACTCTTAGATACTCTTGAAGGAGTGTAACTATTTAGATTTCTTCCAAATTCATCAAACTCTGCTCCTTTGTACATTTTATCTGCTTGAGCAATTTTAGCTCTTCGAATTTCTTCTGTAAGCTCTAGTTTAGGATCATTTAAAGTTGCTATAAACTCATCCCTTTTTTTCTTTTCATCTGAAAGAGCTTTAACCCTAGTTCCTACACTTCCTGCATACCTGTACAATTCCGGCAAAGCATTCTCTAAATCTCCTCGTTGTTGCCAAGAGTTTAAAGTTTGATTTGCTTCCTGATTAAGTTTTTGCCAGGCTGCTTTATCAGCTTCCATAAAAGGAGCATTAGCTGCATCTGTTTGAATCTTTAATCCTAAATCCATAGATTTAAGATAAGAGTCATCTAATTGTGCTTTAACAGCTGCCATTTCCTGAAACTTACTTCCAGGAAATTGTTTTACAACAGTAGAATTAGTTAATTTAAAATTATCGAAAAGTCCCATTAGTAAATAGATTTAAGTTTTTTAAACATTTTTCCAGACGTAACAGGTCCTCCAAATTTTAATTCTTTAGTTTCTTTGGAACGTTTCTTTTCTTGGAATCTTTTCCAAGTACCATACTGATCAGCATCTAAAAGAAGATCCAGTTTTTCATTCTCTAAATCCATTTGATTTTTAGCATTTTGCTGCATCATGAATTTATCTGAAGCATTTGCAAGGTTAGCAGATTTATTAGCTTGAATTGCATTAGTTCTTTCAGTTTCTAACAACCTGGTATTGTACAAAGCTAAATTATTACCTTGTTTAATTTGATTGTTTAAAATGGTTTCTTGGTTAGATATCTGAGTATTTTGGTTTCTTTCTGCTTGGTTTACCTGAGAAAGCTGATTAAACTTCATTCCTTTTGCAAACATTTTTACAGGAACTGCAGTATTACCATCAAGAGTTTGATCAGCATTTCCAACACTTGCCCTGTAATCATTGTTTACAGCAGTCCTATCTGCATCCATATTAACTCTCTCCAATTTCAAAGGAGCATTAAATACCGGTCTTGGAACAGCCCCAGGCTTTAAACTTGCATTGTACAAGTTAGACAGATATGGAACTAAGTCAGAAGATACTTGAGAAAGTTTCTGCAAATTTTTACCTTTGGTACCTGTTCCATCAGTTTTAATTGTAGTAACTTTTCCAGCATTTGGGTTACTCCTAAGGTCTGCTTTCATAGAAGTTTTTGAAGAAGTTATAGGTGCAGCAGTTCTCCAATCTCTTACACCTGTAGCATCCTCCGGAAACCATTCCCGATAATCTTGTACAGGAATATTTTTCATATTGTTAAGCTTGTACAATGTTGTTGGATTTTTATTTGGAATTGCCATGGACTGATATGTTTTAGTTTGTTGATTTGTGGTGGACTGGTTTTTGAATGATCCTTCCCCAATTGTTCTAGATATTAAAGGGTCAGCTGTTTTTCTTGTTGTATCAGCTCCCCAAACTTTCATTATACCACTATTATCCATTCCTAAGTGAGCAGAAGTAGTACCTTTCATATAACCTTTACCATACCCAAATTGATTAACACCCTCTTCTTTTAGTCTTCGAACTAAGGTTTCTTTTAATTTAGGGTCTGATTCTAAATCAAAAACTTTACCATCTTTTTTAAAAAGAACATCTGCAGCTCCTCCACCGTCTCCATGATTATCATGATTTGTGGCTCCTACGCGCTTTCCTTTAGATCCTTTCGGAGGTTGACCTCCAGAGTAAATTTCAAAGTCCATACCCAACTCTTTTGAAATTTTATCCAAAGCATCAAATAAAGATTTTTTTACTTTTTGATTTCTGGTAGCATTCTCATTTGTATAAATAGCATCAAGCATATTAAGTTAAATTGTATTGTGAACGAATATACTCTTGAGCTTCTATTAACTGTTGCTCCTGTTTTTCAAGAAGTTTAAGAGCATTTAATCTATCCGGAGTTGCAGCTTTTTGCTCAATTTTTCCTTTTGCTTTAGCAATCTTTTTATGCATTGGAGCAAACCCCAGTCTTTTAGAAAATACGTAATCTTCTGTCATTGATTCTCCTCCTTCTAACTCTGTATTATTTCCAACAGGTACTCCCCCGTTTTCATGTGAAGGTCCTTGTATCTCTGCTGTATTGCTTGAAGTTTGTTTGACTCCTTCTTTATTCGAGTAAAGTGAATTAGTTAAAGGGCCTCCGTAGGCATAGTACTGAGAATTAATGTTTCCGGAAGTTGAACTATTGTTGGCTTGCATGTTCAATCTTTCTTTCTCCATAAATTCTTTACCATCTAAGGATCTTTGAAGTTTAGCTTCTTTATCCATTTTGTTTCCTTTAAAAGCTCCATAGATTCCTCCAGCAAAAGCTCCTACAATACCTCCTATGCCTGGGTAAATTTTATTCCCCAGGCTCCAACCGGCTGCAATACCTTGAGCACCCTGTACAGTTCTATTCTGTCCATCAGCTGTATAATTAGAATTAGGATTTCTTTTCTTTTGAGCTTGGGCTACAATTGCTGCAGAACCTAACTGAATTCCAGCATCTACAATAGTCCCTCCCATATTTCCTAAACTTCCCATTCCTTTTCCAGTAGATTGAAAAGATTGATCAGAACCTATTGCAGGTTCTGCTGAATTTTGAAATAAACCTTTTTTACCTTCATCATAATTTAAGCCAGCTTTATCGGCATAAGTATCCGTATAAGTATCTTGTACTCCATCCCAAGGACCTCCCATAGCCAATTTTCTGTACTTTTTTGTTTTAATCTGTATCATCGGTCTGCTTTTTTTGCTTGTATGGTAGTATCATGTAAAATTAAGGTTTTTTCTATTGTGTTGTCAAACTCAAACCTTACTATAAAGTACTTATCTTGGAGTAAGTCTAATTCGTACCATGGTTTATTTCCTATTGTAGCTGGATCCAAGCTATAATCTTGAAATAAATCATAGATAAATTGTGAGCCTCTGCTGGCTAAAATGTTTCTAAAATCATTGAAAGACCATTGACCATTAGTATTTCTACTTGTGTCATACTGTAAATTCTGAAAAAGTTGACTTATAGCTATTCTTCCGGTATGCTGTTGAGAGTTCCAAACAGTGATATGAGTTAAAGTATTCCACTCAGAATCTCTTGAATTGTTATCACTTTTATCTAAAAGTAAAGAAGATACCCAATTAACTGTTTCTAAAAGCAACTCAATATTGTCTGTTGTTCTGAAAGCTACGTCTACAAAAAAAGGTTTTACTTCATCGTAGTAATTTCCTGGTGCACCTTCATGATGTTGGTAAAACTCTTGTTTTGTAACATTGAAAAGCTTTTCTCTGGTAGTAAGGTAGTAGTCTGGAATGTAATCATGAAAAAATACCCAAGCTCCTAATTTTACTGAATAAGAAGCTGTGAAAGATCTATCCTCAAACTCTGTTGTATCTTCAAACAATAGACAAACACTTCCAGAAGGAATAGTACTTTTTAGCAAGTACTGGCAACTGTGGTCCCAAGTTAAGGCATTAGGATCGTAATTGACTGCTGTTGGTATGTTGCATCCTGTTGACATTAGAAAAAGTATAAGTGAACATAAGAAGTAAAAGAAGGACTAATATCCACACCTGTCCAGGTGATTTCATTGTTTCCAGCTCCCCCAACTACACCGGGTACTGCTACTAAAGCAGTTGTGTACATTGGCTGAGGGTTTAAAGCCATAGGAGTTATTGTTGCAGCTGAACCTCCGGAATTTTTTAGAACCATCTTAACTGTAGCATTTGTCAAAGATCCTGAAGTAGCAAATACTTGTGAAGGACCTACCTGTACACCATGTACCCAAGTACCTGTAAAAGGATTGTTTGTACAAGAAGCATAACTTAGAGGTAAATCTGTACCTAATGTAACTCCGTTTACAATCAAATCATATTTAGTTGCATCACTTACATTACTTATTCCACAACCTCCAGGATGTAATGGTACAGGAACTTTATAAGGATGATACATGATGTTTGTACTTCCTCCGGATGGAGGAGGTATAATAATCACAGGAGTTGGGATAGAAAAAGTTCCAACAGTTGGACTACTTAAAATACCATCACTACAGATGTTGAACACTTGAAAATAGTAAACTTTGTTTGAGTCTAGTACACTATCATCTAAAGTGAGTATGTTGAAATTAGTGGTTTGGCTTTGAATTTGAACTAATCCTGTAGCAGTTACTTCGTATAAAATCCATAAATAGTTATTACTTGCTGAAGCAGCCCAGGTAATAGAAGCAAATGGAGGGTCTCCTGATTCTATAATAGTTAAATCCTCTACCGGATCACAGACTTCTTCATCTGCTTGACAAGCATAGTCAGAAGTTGCTCCTGCAGTTACATTATTGATTCCTTTATATACAACAGGTCTTCCATAAAGAAGTATTACTTCTCCTACATATACATAGCCTTGATCGGTTACAAGTACATCAGAATAGTTTGGAGGACCTGCAATGTTAATTATATCCAGTATCTGATTTTCATTTGTAATACTGATAGGAGCTGGGTTTCCAATAGGTCTTAAATTTTTAACAGTGGCTATAAACCTTTTATACTTTTGATCCCAAGCAACAGTTACACCATTTCCTGTAAAGGGATTCTTTCCTACTACAACTAAAAACTCTCTTAAAAATCTGTGTATACCATCATTTAATAGTTTTAAATCCTTGTTTTTGTACAAGTAAATTTCTCCTTGTTTAGCATCTGGAAACAAATACCCCAAAGGAGTTTTAATACAGGCTAAATCGTGTTGTGTACCGGCAAATCCTTGTTTAGCGGATTGAACTTCTTGAGGTTCAAATTGAAATATATCTCCTGTGCCTAGTGTAATGGATAAAAGTCCAGATTCAAGCTTTGTTTTATCTTGAGTTACAAATAATGCATTAGTACAATGTATGAGCAGTCTGTCATCCATACCTTCCAGATGTTCTATAAAACCCATGTTTTTTTGAACTTCATAGAAATCTAAAGCAAGAAAAGTTCTCCAGGATCTGCTATATTGTCTTGAAAGTTTTCCTCCTCTGTGAATTCTGTAAGGAAATTTAGTTTGATAAACTCTGTAAGGATTATAAATGTCATCTACTGTGAAATCGTTGATTGCTTCAGAACCTTTAGAATACCCAAACTGGTTTGGATCTACGTATCCTGAATAAAGTACAGGATAATATTGTGGCCAACTTATAAAGGAGCCAGCATCAGGTACCGGAAACTTTGGATGCCACTTTGAATATTCATTTCCTACAAGTTCATAACGAGTATAAAGATTTGCAACAGACTCACAAGCAATCCTGTTTATAACTCTTCTTCCTCTCATATCTGGTCCAGCAATATGGGTTCCATCATCATAGGGAAGATTCCATACATCATCCATTATTCCATACGTATGAAAAGAATATTCACATACAAAAATATCTCCTCCCCAAAAAGTTGCATTACTGTTTAAAAGCACGGAATCTCCCATAGATACTAACTCCTGGTTATAGAAGTTTTCGTAAACATTAGGTTTTATATCACACAAGTCTATTAAGTACGCTTCTGAAGTTGGAGTTATAGTACTAAAGTTACCTTGACTAGAAGTATCTTGAGCTTGTACAGTAAAAGGGAATGCAGTACCTAGAAGAGTTCCTACAAAAACTTTCTCCATGTACTGATTAATGTGATTTCCAGAGGTAACATCATTATTTAAGTACAGTGTATCTTGTAATCCTCTGATATTATTTGTTGGAGCATTAGAAGCTACTCCATTGGAAATATTGTCTAACAGATGACAACAGTTTCCATAAGAGTCTTGAGGAGATGAGCCAGAGTTATAACTCCAAGAAAGATACTTATTCTTGATATCAGCTGTTAATTTATACTGAGCAGCAATAAAAGCAGGATTTATTCCAGGCTGATTAAAGAGTACATCAAAGCCGTGGAATCTCATCCAATTTTCATTTGGGGAATATCCGGCTCCAGCTCCTGCTATTTGCCAGTTATGCCCCAGAGAATATCTGGAACTAGGATCAGTTACAACTGTCCAACCTGTGTTGGTTTTATGAGCACTGTATAAAAGTAATCCTTGACCATAGTTGGTCATGTTTTGAGTAGTTCTTTTAGCATAAAGAATTTCGTACCCTACTATAATATTCTGATACTTTGGAGGTATGATAATATTGAAAGCTTTAACTCCTAAAATATCTAACTTTTTAGTACCATAGTCAACTTCAGTGCTGTACAAGTTTTCTTTGCACCATTTTAAACTTGGGGTTTTATGATGTCTTACTTTTTGTCCTCTTAAATCATCCCCTCCTAAAGATGAGGAATCAAATGTATCTACTATTGGGTACAACTCAGTATCATTTTCATAGCTTCCAGGAATAACAATATTTGAACTACTTGAGAAAGTTGTAATACAATCTTCTACTTTATATTTTGGAACTCCTAAACCTCCTGCAGTTCCTATTGCAGATGTTGCAATGTAAGCAGAGTCCATAGCTTCTCCGGGCACATGGTAAGCTATTGTTTTGGTACCATTAGACAGTTTATACTTGATGTAAAACCCGTAAACTTCATTATGTTTCAAAGACTTCTTTGTTCCATTTTTCATGGATAAAGGAGCATTCTCTACATCAATCAACTCAGATTGTAAAGCTATTTTTACCAGATTCGCATAAGGCTGCATGTCTAGTACAGCAGCAGTTTTTTCAAGTTTTCCTAAATAGAGGGAATCATTTAATTGTGTAATACTTCCCACTTTATCGTAAAATACTTGAGAAGTTAAAACTTCCTCTAAAGAAATTTCTTCATAGATATTATCTCCAGAAAAAGTAACTACGTTTGTGCCTGGTAAAACTGGAATCTTTTTTAAAAGGTATGCTTTTGTTATTCCTAAAACTTTAGATACAACTACAGGCTCAAAAAACTCATACCCTAAATCCATGGGAGAGTATTGAAGTACAACAGACTTGTCTGCTATATTATCAGAATCATTTGAAGTAATTGCTATGCCGGAGCTTACTTCTGAAAAAGAAGTTCTGGTTCCATCACTTTTATAATATCTTCCTGCAAAAAAGTAAGAACCTACTTGAATGTATCCTCCTACTTGTTCAAACTTGTATAAGCTTGGGTAAATACACTCTGGAAATAAATTCCAATCCCTCAATTGGGCTATCTGGGGATTATCAAAGTTTACAAACTTAGGAAATGTATGTTTATCTGTGAAAGCACATATCATTTCTCCCAGATAGTTTCTTTGTACTTGACCTGTGATATAATTTTCTACTTTATGGCCAAGTTTATAACTTGTAGTACTATCTTCAAATGTAAACGAAACAACTGTAGTTAAAATGTTGACTCTTTTAATGACTGTATTTACATTATCTGTAGCAAAAATAATAACATCATCGGTATCTGTTCCAAGTACACCATTCACTTTATATTGTACCGGTAGAAGATATTGTAAAACTTTTTTAAAGCCTGGTTCATTAATGATGGAGTTCAGGTATTCTGCTTGAATACCATTTTTTCCATAAGGATATGTTCCTTCTGGTTGATCTTCTGGACGACCTTCAAAATTTAAACCTTTAGTTAGTTTCATGTAGAATCAGGGCTTTGTACAAAAATATTAAATCTTTATGTAAACTTCTTGTACCATTAAGAATTTCTAACCACTCTTTTAAGAAAGTTTCTTGCTCAGGTCGAATAGTTTCAGAATCAGTCATAATGTCTGTTACAATACTTCTAATAATCATTAAATTATTATAGGATTCTACTACTGGCAATAAAGCTAGTAAAGCATTTTTACATTCTTTTGGAAGTTGATTAAAAGTCATAGTTGTTGCAAATCTTGTTTTAAAGCTTCTAATTCATCGACACTAAGTTTTTCTTTAGCATCTTTAACTAGGAGCTCTTGTAAATTAATGGAATTGACTACAGTAATAGGAGATTTTATTACTAAACAATTTGGCAATTTTCCATACTTGCTTTGTAAATAGTTGTGATAAATAGTAGATGGAGGTTCTTGATCTTCTTCCAACACTTCTGGGTCTTGGATAAATTTTTCAGTTTCATCATCGTATATAACTGTAGTAGTCCCATCAGCATTTTTATGCGAGTATAAAACAATAACTATATAAACGTTATTCATGGTATTTATTGGTTTAAATGATTAGTATTCTTACAAATTCTTGCCTTGTTTGAGAAGCAACATAAACAAATACCAATGTCCCTCCATCCGGATCAGGTTCTTCAAAAGGAAGTATAGACATCTTTGCTCCCGAAATAGCTGTACTTTGAGGGATTGTCAAAAATGCAAAAGATTTCATTGTCCAGTCGTTTACATTAAATCTCAATATTTTTCCGGTGGCTTCTTTCATTATAAATACATCGTCTCCATATTCTACTGCGTTTGTTCCAGTAGTAAATGTTTCATTACGATTACCGTAATCTAAGCCACTAATCCAAGTATTTGCAGCTATGTCATACATATCTAAACTATTAGCACCTCCACCTCTAAAAGCAAGTATATATCTACCATTTTGCTTGTAAACAGTAGAACCTACTGTTAGAGCATTTGGACTTCCATTGGCATTTAATGTCCAAGATGCTTTTGATATCCAAAAAGCAGAACTTCCAGCGCCTGGAGCACCAGCCCTTGCAGCACCTGGAGAAAGTGTTGTCCAGTTATTTGCAGAAACTGAAAATCTGTACATAGCAACAGCATTGTTTCCTAGAAGATAGAAATAATCATCATTCCCTTCAATAGAGTATTCACTTGTAGCATCAGGGTTTACTGCCCAAGCAGATCCTACTGTGATTACAGTTCCTGTATTTGAACTAATTGATCTAATTTGTCCAACTCCAGTTCCAGCAGTAATTCGAATTTGAGAGTTAGTCCATTGATTTGTAAGCCAAGCTTTTGTAGAGTTGGTTAATGTAGTAGACGCTCCCGCTGTAGCAGTTCCAGATTCAAAAGTATCTAAACTTCCAGGAGTAGAAATTAAAGAGCCTTCTGTACCCCAAGTAACACCCACTGCTGTTCTAGCGGTCCATACATTAGTAGCTACATCATACACAGTAAATCCTGCGGATGCTCCTGCGTTTTGAAACCATAAAGATCCTGCAAAAACTTGAAACTGTGTAGTACCGTCAAATGTTGTACCCCCATCTACCGTGAGTACAGAGTTTGCACCAATGGTATTAGATAGAACTAATCCTTCATAGCCAAGTCCTAATCCTGCTATTACTCTTACTTTTCTCCCTGCTAAATTTCGAACTATGGTACGATTTGTATTGATAGTATTTAACCCACCTCCTGTTGCGGTTTGAGTAAATACTCCCCCCATAGCACTTAATCCTCTGTAATCTCCGCATGCACCTATCCCAAATGTTCCGGTTGCTGCCGAGGCAGGTATTTGAACCCAAGAATCTTCATCCCCATCATACCGATGGATTGCAGCAGCAGTTTGAAAAAAGTAGATTACACTGTTAGGAGTAAGATTTCTTTTATCTCCAACAAGAAACATTCCGGCTCCAGTAATTGCTGGCAATGGGGCTAAATATTCCCAGGTTTTTCGGTGTACAAGTTTTCGTAATTTATTAGTTATACTCATGAGAATTCAATTTGATTGTAAATATGTGCTGCTCCGATGTTAGACATGTGGTAAGGAAGTGGGGCTGCATTACCTCCAGCGAAGTTGTTCAAGTTTGTAAGGTTTGTTAGTGTAGTAACACCGGCTACAGTGGTGACATTTGCTAAAGTAGGAAGAGAAGAAACTCCTACTGTTCCAACTTCCACGTTAACAGCCATACGGTCATTTATATCCAATCTGGCCATTTTTTCAACTATTCCTGCCAATAAAAATATTGTTGTATTCAAAGAAGCTTGAACGTCTTCTTCTGTACTATTGTCTTCGTAAATTATTTGAAGAATGTCATCAGGATTATTAGAACTGGTGTCAAAGGTTAATGTAACTCTATTATCATTTACAGCAGATAATCCTTTAGCTTGACTCGTAGGCAAATAAATAATTGTTGCTGTTGTTACATTGATTATAGCAACAAGTTTTTTTATGTCAAAATTATCTAGGGTAATTTCAACATTTCCTATTCCAGAAATTCCTGGAGTAAAAGTGTATGGAGGTGTTATAAACTTTTTCATATTATCCTAAACAAAGTATTAAGCCAATAATTTCTTCTTCTGTTTGATACCCTTGAGAATTTACCCAAGACTCAGTAGCGTATCCTGTTAAAGCTGAGGAGATCGTTGTAGCTACCTGTCCACTTGTTTGGTAGTTACTTGGGTTTGAACTGTTATAAGGAGTATATCCTAAAGCACCTGTAACCATTCCAGAAGTTATAGCTGTTAAATATCCCGCTAAGGCGTGATTTCCCCATCCATACGCTGAATTCCAGTTTGTAATATGAGTGTTTGTTATACCGGCTGCTGGGGAAGCTCCAAATATTGGGTCAGTTTCTGAGTAAGAAGTTAAGTACCCTTGAGCTGTTACCCAACTTTGTGTAGCATAACCACTTAAAGCAGTGATTACTTGTGCAGCAGTTTGATAACCACTTGGATTGCTGGCATTGTATTTAGCATCTAAAGCAGCTTTTAAATCCAATTGTAAATCAATATTTCCAGTTAAATTTCCCCAATTGGTTCCGGCAGAAGCTCCGTACACTAATGTGGGATTTCCTTCATTATCAGTTACATACTGATCTACCCTCGTAGGGGATTTATCTACGTAGACAGTGGCAGTAGCTGGCCAATAGTTTGGTGTGGTTTTAAATCTAAAAACTCTGTACATTACTGTTCTTTTTGTTCATCAGGATGTTCTATAATTTCTACAGGAATTGTTTCTACTTCAGCCAACAAAGACTGAAAAAGATCTGCAACAGCGCTTTGAATAACTTTGACAATGATCATAATTTTAGTATCTCCATAGTCTAAAGCTACCATAATTAAGAGAACTAAATTAACTATCCAAGAAATTATAATTCTTAAAAGTCTAAACCATCTTGGAGCCGGTTTGTAGACATTTTTGTAACTTAGTTTCATACATAAGGATTTTCGTGATTATCTACTCTGAAAAAATTAGACCAGTAATTATCTGGAGGTATAAGTCTTACTTGGGTTTTAACTTGCTGTTCTTTTTGGTCTGGAGTAGGGTAAGTTATTTCATTAATAGCTCTTCTTCCATAGGTTTCAAATCTTTCCATCAACTCTCTTTCATTGTACACAGTATCTTTAAATCCTGCTCCTATTAGTTTGGCTCGTACATAACAATAAATAGCCTCTTTGTAGTTTTCATTGTCTGGGATTAGTGGGAGACCATTAACATCTAAAGGTCTGGAGTAGTAATGTAATCTTAGTACTCCATCAGCAATAGAGGTTGTCATCCAATCCATTTCAAAAGAATACCAATGAGAAGGATGTACATCACAACTTTGAACTGCTTCAAGAGTTTTAGTTGGAGAAATATCTGAGGTCCATAAAATATTGTTTTGATCAATGTAAGTATCATTTGGAACTGTAGCAATAACTGATTGAAAGGTTGGAATACTGTCCATGTTTGGATCAGCGTTAGCCAGATTATGCCCAGTTGCATAATGTTTTGCAGTACTAGAGTAAGGAAGTCTGGCACCTTCGTATTCCACCGCTATTAAGTCAATTAAACCACAAGGCATTTTCCCTTTATGAAAGGATATTGTACAATCATAGTATTTATACGTAAACTCCATGGAAGTTTTTAGTTGTCCCATAGCTTCCGGAATCCATTCTAACATATCAGGAATAAAAGAAGAATCCTGTAATCTTGTGTTTCGAATTATCCTGGCAATTACTTCATCAATACTCGTAGATCTGAAATTCATGTTGTTACTTTGTTTTAGTGTTATTGTACAAAGGATAATGAGGGTATTTAAACTTTAGAGAAGGATTCTTTTTTAAAGCCTCTGCAAACATTTGTTTAAATCCTTTTTTGCCTTTACTATCTCCGGTGGTAGGATCAAACTCGTAAACTCCTAAATTCCTTAAAGCTTTATTTAATTTTCTCCATCCTATTCTACACCAATCATCGTTTGTGAAATAAACAATCTTGCTTCTAACCATTCGTTGTTTTTCCTCACTCCAAACTTTTGGGTATAATTTAGTTTTAGCGTAGTTGATTACTTTTTTAGAATGATCTCTGTCTACTCTTTTTGCAAAGATAATTCCCAAAGAGTTTGAAAGTTGTAAAGCTTCTCCTTGAATAATACGATCTTTAGCCATTTCAAAGATAGAAGTTACAACTAACTTAAACTTTTTATAAGACATAACCTCTTCCACTCTCTTTTTATTGTCAGAATCTACAAACTTTGCATAGATGTAATAGTTTTGAATTTTATCCTTATACACACCACACCAGGTTGGATTTGCTGCCAACATTTTTAAAGCATACCATTCCCAAATATCTTTTAAATAATGTGTTTTTGGTTTTTGTCTCATTGTTGGTTATCATTTGCCGGATTAACTGCTACAGATAGTTCTTTTTGAAGAGGGGCTTCTCTAAAATCTATTTCTCGAATAGACTGAAGAATCAGTTGTAAGATTTCATTTGTACAAGGATACGGAGCATTCCAAAAATCACAAGTTCCAGAATCTCCTCCACAAGTGTAAGCTTCTAACTCAGAAGGTTTATCTGGTACAAAATCAACTCTCACCATGGGCACATTTTCCAATAAATAAAGTCTATTGTTTTGATAGAGGTAAGGAATTATTTTGGAAGAATATTTACCTTTATTCTTGTACTGTACCATTCCAGCTTCTGTATAAGAGAAAGGGTTCATTCCATTAATAGCTCCTACATAATCAAACAAAATAGAATTGGCTCTGAGTATTCCTGGAAGTTTATCTGTTCTCCAAATTTTACAGTTTACCGGTACATCACACTCTATGGTAGAACTTTCTTGTAAAGAAAGGTAGATTGTTGATTTGAAGAATTTTCTGTCTTGAGGTTGCTTTTCTAATGCATTTCTAATATGACGACTTCTCCAAATATCTACTCGTTCCATCAACATGAGTTTAAATGGAGTATCAAAGACTTTACCATAAGGAGCAGTTAATACTGTTGTAATTTCATTTGGAGTCATAATCAAAAATACAAATTTTAAAAATAACCCCGAAGAATAAAATCTCCGGGGTAAGTAAAATTGTTAGTTTAAGCTTTAAGCAAAAATTGCAACAATCTTGGCTCCTTCTCCGGATGGTACAGCAATCAAAGTGGTATACTCTTGACTGTGCTGCCCTTTAGGAGTTGGACTCCACTCAGCTTTTACTCCTCGAAGAGTAACCATATCGAACTGAGTTGTAGCAATTGTATTGGCTACTGTAGCTGGCAATCCAAACTCATCCGGATTAGCCAGAGATTCGTGAGTGTATTGTGTACCAACACCATCACGGATTTGAGCTTGTCTCCAGATTTCTTCTACTTGAGCCAGGGTACCAATTCCCAAAGATTGAGGAGTAGTAGTAGTCATAGTGTAAGTAACACCACTTTCATCCGGATCAGCTTTAGTAGGAACAGTAGTTGCTGTTAATTTGAAGCTACGGGTAACATCAGTAGAAGTAATTGTAATTCCAGTAGCACTAGCTACAGCAGTAAAGAATTCTTGATCTTTAGCAGCATTGATTTTTGCAGCAATATTTGTCCAGGCTTGAGCTTCTCCGTAAATGAGAGGTTGCTCATAATCCCAGATAGGCAAGTTACTGTTTTGAGGAGTTAACTCAATTACTTTGAAAGACAGCATTTGCTGAGAACTGATAGTACCTAAACCGGAATTTACACATTCTGTTACTTGAGCAGTAGCAGCTGCATAAGCATTTACAGTTGCTGTAATAGTTTCTCCAATCATTGGACTTGTGTAACGCATACGATAGGTACCGTCAGCATTTTGACCTACTACGTATCCAACATAAATAGGTTGTTTTTTAAGAGCTGCAGATAAGCCGGTATTAACTACAACTGCATAAGGTTGGACATCGTTGGTATCCACTCTCCAAAGATATAAACGACCTACAGCAGAGGAAGCTATAACTTCATTTAATTCGATATCTGTAGTACTACCAGCTACAGGTAAGTTTGAGCCAAAGGCAAAGTCTACATCTTTTCCGATAGTAGATTTAAAGAAACGATTTTTTTGCATGATTTTTTGTTTTTAAATTATTACTCTTGTTTCTAAATCTTGTCGAATTAAGCTCTCTCCCTGGGGATTCTCTATTCTTCCTTTTATGTACTCTACTGCTAGATCACATATTGTCTGATGAAAAGAAGAACTTAACTCACAATTAGAACCCAAAACTAAAGAGATTGGACGAGGTTTTCTAATGTAAGTTATCGTCACTGCCCTTACTGTAAAGGTTTCATCTTCATAAATATAGAGTCTTTGACCGGCTAATTCTGCTATAGGACTTTTGTAAGAAGTTTTATAGAATGGAGTGTTCAAATTGGTAAATACATCATAAGTTGACAAGAGTCTGTTATCCACGGAACTTAGTGTAGCAGTATCTCTGGGACTTTCTTTTTGAACTGTATGAGAGAATGTGGTACCATTGGTAACTACTGCTCCATCCCAACTTAAAGCGGGTACTTGAGTAGATATAATACTTTCAGGGTAGTATCTGTCTGCAAAATTTTCCCAATAAACTTTGGCTCCTAATTCCCTAAGTTTGTTTAAAATGTAGTCTTTTAAGAAAGTTACATTAGCTTTTAGTGGAAATCCAGTATATTGATTTTCTACTCCTAAATCTGCTGGAATATTTATTGTGTACGAACCAACTGTGATAGCTCCTGTAACATAAAAAGGTGCACTAACTTTTGTTGTTTCAGATAATTCTAAAACTGTGTAAGTAGTACTTTCATTTTCGAAGCTTTTTGCTGCGCCACATAAAAGTTTATAGTGACTCATGTCTCCCATCAAGTACTGATAGTCTCCTGGAAGATCTGCTACTACTCTGTTTAAAAGCTCTCCTACAACTTTGTAAGTTGTAATACGATGACCTGTTACAGTGATAGGTTTTAAAGCATCCTGCTTTAACTGATCAACTACCTGAAATCTACCTTTAGCCCCAGGTGTTTCTACAGGTCTTAAACATTGTTGAATAAACCGGTCTTGCATTTTACATAAAACCCAATCAATCTCTTCAGTTAAAAATTTTCTAGTAGTATTAGCTGCTACTTTTTGAAGAGATTGATTGACTTCTATATGCATTTCTAAGGCAGTCATGGGAAAGTTTTTACAAAGATAATTTATTTTTCATCTCGTATTCTTCCTAATTCAAACCCTAAGTGAAATCTTGCTTCTCCTAAATGCTGATAAATACTTATTAAGCATGTGGTTGCATCAATAGCAGAAGCACTTTCTCCTTCCGAAAGAGTATTAAAAGTACTTAACAGACTATTTAACTCTTGTCGTAACCAGTCAATTCTCTCAACTTGATTAAGGTTTGTGATATTTAAGTAGGTTGCTGAAACATCCACTATAGGTTCTATATCTTCTTTAGAATGTCTGTTACCATCTTTTTTGTACGGATTTTCTTTTCCTACAATTCCAGCTAGTTTTCCCATCCAGGCTCTTGCCAAACGAAGGGATTTTAAAAAGTCTGCAACATGAATTGAAGAAGGTACATGATTTTCTGTAGTAGAGTTAAGTGCATGGCACTTTTGTCTCATTTCTTTTAGAACTTGTAAGATCATTATTTTACAGTTTTATCTTGATACCTGGCTTTCAACAATCCTATTTTTTCTGAGTTGCTGGAATCATCTTTTAAGAATGTCACCATATCTTCTTTAGATTCAGCTATTTTAGTGTCATCTTCTACATCATAGAAACGTCCACCAACTTGTTTAATTACTTGAGCATCCAAAAGAGATTGAATCCAATAGTTTGCTTCAAAATCTCTATGAAGTACTACATCCACAAACTTCTGTGGGTTGCTTTCAGCTATTTTTCGAAGCTCTGTTTCAGCAGGGTCTTCCAAAGAACTTAAACTTTTACCCAACAATAAGAGAGCTTGTTGTACTTTATTAGCATCATCTTTTACTTCAAGATAAGCTTGAATAGCTTCATCTTTAATAGCAGCTTGAGCTTTTTTACGTTTGTTCGTTAAAGCTTTATCTTGAATATAAAACCAAATGTTATTCTGTCCTTCGGCTTCTTCCGGGCTTTTAGCTACCCTGGGGTGCTTCAATGCATGTCGGTAACGAATGTAATCAATTGTTTTAATTGGAAGATTTGAAGCAGAAATAGGAGCATTGTTGTCCTCACTTAATCCTATCTCTAATGTTAATCCTGTATCAAAAGGGATTTTAGTATCCATGTTGATAAAGAAGGTTCGTACTTCTTTTTTAAATTCAATTTCTTTTGGATCAATGTAGAGAATTTCTGGAAGTAATAGTTTTTCTTCTTCTGCAGTCAATCCACTTGCAATTTTAGTTGAGTTAATTGATTCGTAATAAGAACCTATGGATTGATTTCCGGCAGCAAAAAAAGGTCTTACATCCTTTCCTTGAGCTGCTGCAAGAAAAGATGTGTTTCGGTAGATAACAATTCTGTGGCTGTTGGGATGAGTCATATTTGTACAGTTTTCTTCTACAAATGTAAATACAAATTATTCTAAAAACAAAATCCTCCTTTTAAGGGAGGATTTATGTTTGTAAAACTTAAAAAATTAATAGACTTTCCTGGTAAAGAATCGCCATCGAACACTGCTTACCTTAGCATTTGTATTAGCAGATCCTTGGTAAGAGGCACTAAATTTATAGTAATTAAATCCAGGATTGTACAAAGTAAGGATGTACGATACAGCTGTTCCTGCAGTTAAACCATTGCCTACCGCAATTGTATCGGCTGCTGTCCAAACTGATCCTGCAGAACTATTGACTCCTAAAGCTGGTTGACTTATAACTGGATAAGTTCCAGAATAAGTGTAAGAAGGAGATTTAGATACATGCGCATAAGAGGGAGCAAATATCTTATTTAAATCTACCCTGTACCAGTTAGTGTTATCATTTGATCCCCACAGAACTAGTCCTAAAGCTTGAGGTGTTTCATGCTTAGTAGAAACTACCATTTGAAATTGTACAATGATATTGTTGGCTGTAGTACATACTTTAGATTCACCAAAAGCTACACCTCCTGAAGTGGTACCGGTAAAAGATAAAGTATCCATGTTCCATTGTGACCAGGTGGATTTAGTAGCTACATTCTGTGCCATGGCAGAGAAGCCGAAAAGAATTAAAGTTAAAATTAAAAGGTTTTTCACTTGTTTTATATTTTAAAGATTAAAAATTAAGGGGAGGGTTGCTCCCCTTTTATTTAGATTAGAGTCCAGCCTCACATTGTAAATCAAAGCAACGGTTTGCGCGTAAGATTTGAATACCGGCGGACTTCATACGAGTGTATGAGCTTTCATCAACATCAGTAGCCAAAAACTTGCTTGCTTGCATTCCAGAATTACCGGCCAAGATATCCAAAGATTTAGGCATTGGAGTAAGACCAGGAATAACACCATCAATGTAAGAACGTCCTTTTTGAGCTACGTGCATAATGTTTGGTTGTCCATCAACATCAGAATCATCCAAGAATACCATACGATAAGATTCCAAAGGTAATCCATCAGGGTGTTTCAAACCTCCCATAGCTACTCGACCAATGTCGAAAACAGGGTTCTTTTTCACTTTGATTGTGTATCCATCAATGTGATAGAATGTATCAAAGTAACCTCCTAAAGCCAAGTTGTAACCTGTACCAGTTACAAATTTAGAAGCAATATCTCCAGCACCTAATGGGCCTAAGATTTGTGCACCGGCATCAACCATAGCAGCATGGAATTCCCTCATACCTCCTGTACCTGTCATCAAAGTGATAGACATGTTACCAGAATCAGATTGTCCAAACAATGCATCTCCTACTTTGTTTACCAAAGTTTTATAGGTCAGTTTAGAGTAAGTAGACTTGTTACCGATTTGAGATAAAATTCCTGCTCCTAATGGGATTGTTTTTCCAGAATACAAATCTTTCAAAGGAATAGTTCCATCAGTAAGACGGTTGTACTCGGAATACCAGTAGAAGTGTTCACAATCATTTACCCAGTTTTTCTCAAACTGCCACATGAACCAATCCATCCAAACAGAAGTTTCAATTCCTGTGTTAGGATTTTTCATAGTAATTTTCATTACCTTGTTAGCAGCATTACCAGCCCAACTCATACCAGTCCTCATAAAGGACATTTGGTTTTTGTACAAGCCTGGCATAACCATGTTGGATTCAGTTGTACGAGATTGACTTTCAGGTACAGCAGCAAACAACTTAGTCCAGTTGGTTTCTGTTTGAGTTTCAAGGATTGGACAGAAGTCCTGAGCATTACTTGCAGCAAGTTGTACCTTATACCGGTAAGTACCGTCTGGTTGTAATTCCGGAGCTTCTAATACGTAAGCTTGGGTTCCACGAGAAGATTGGATAATGTAAAACCGCTTGATCCAGTTGTCATAAAAGAATAAATAGAAAGGAGCATGGCCAATACCTGGTTTATCTCCTGCACCATAAATACTTTTTGCAATCGGAGAGGTTTTATCATCTCTTCCCATAACCGGGTAAGTAAACTGAACATCATCAATTTCTTTTGAAGTGTTGTTTACATTGTAACCTACACCTCCAACAGTCATTCCAGAAATTGGAAAAGACCTGTTGTAATCTCCTAAGATGTAAGTTAATTTACTGGTTAAAACGGAAGGACCTCCTTGACGCTGGTTATAAAAATTTTCTTCGTCTAATCGACTTTCTGTGTCGAACATTTGTTCCTGAACCTGGAACTGTAGTTTTGGATATGGATTAGTCATTTCGTAAAAAATTAAATTTCACTCAAAGGTATAAACTTTTTAGAGGTATCAGGATCTCCTGCATTCTTTTTCTTATCTGCACTATCTCTTGATGCCTTTAGTTTTAATCTCTGTACAGTTTCTTTCTTTGCTTCTTTGGCTACAACTTTAGAAAGATCTCCTTTCACATATTGCAAGTACAAGCTATCCATTGTAGTGGCTAACTGTTCTTTAGATACAGGAAGAATTGCAAAGAAATTACTTTCTCCATCATGTTGAATATGAGTCATTACAAAATTTGCAAACTCTGCTTGCTTTGTTTCTGGAACCAGACTTTTCATTCCATTTTTAATTGTACTGGACACTTCTTGAGTGAGAGTTTGTACATTAGTTTCGAAAGCTTTTTGACGTTCAGCTTCTTTAGTCTGAATTTGCTGAAGACGAAGTTTATCATCTTGAACAACTTGATCATAAACTTTTAAAGCCTGTGCTGTCAGTGTTCCTTGAGTGATGTACTCTTTAACTTGAAGGTCTACAATAGTTTGAGAAAGTCCTTTCTTTAAAAGGTCTTTTTTTATCCAGGCTTCTTGTACATCCATATCTTCTTCAAATACTTCTCTTGCTATTACAGCTGGAGCAGGAGCTTTGAAAAATTCTTCGTCACTTCCACCTTCTTTGTTGTGTAAAAAGAACGCATAAGCTCTTGGGTATTCTGTTTTTAAAGCTTCTTCAAAGTTGTTTCTTACTTGTTGAACTAAAGCTAAATCTCTTAAAGCTACTCCTTCTGGAGATAGCGGATCTACAGTACCAAAGTCTACTTCTATTTCGATACCAGTTTGAGCACTTACAGCATTATAAAATGCTTCAGGGGTAGTATCTTCTTCAGGATTTTCTTCTCCATTTGAAGATTCTTCTCCTTCTCCCTCTTCCCCATCTTCAGGAGTCTCAGGATTTTTTACAATGGTACCGTCTTGTTGACGAGTATAACCATCTAAAACATTTCCATCTGCATCCAATCCTTCTACTGGAGGTTCTTCCCCTGGCTTGTTTGGATCAGTCGGAGGTTTATAGTTTGGGTCATCCAAATCTGCTAAGCTAGGTAATTTACTTGCTCCTGCACCTTCTAGTCCGGCATCCCGGTAAATTCTGTTGAACTTCATAAAAATAATTAAGATTTTTTAGGTTTACGTTTTGCAATTTTCTCTTTAGACTTTATCTCTTTTTCTTTCATGAGCATAGAGTCTTTGTGAATCTGCATATCATGTTTTCGTTGTTCTTTTTTATCGGCGGAGTCTTTAAGCATTTTTTCTCTTTCTAAAAGAATTTTATTTGCTTCCTTAGCATCTGCTACACCGTTAGCATTGGCATCTCCGTTTTGAAATGTAAAAGTATTATAAGTTCCTTGAATATGCTCCAAATCTTCTTTTCGATCATACTCTTCATGCATGGTACCTCTTCGTAAAATTTCCAGGAATTGTTCATGAGCTTGTACTCTTTCTTGTCGAAGATTTTCAGCTTCTTCTTCAGACTCCGCTATTTGACTTTCTATCTGCTGCTGAATTTCTTCAATATGTTTTATTTTAGCTTCAATCTCTGCAATGTTATCACTTTTAAAAAGAGAAATAATAGCGGAAGCTTTTACATTGTTTTGCATCATTGCCTGAGCAATAGATTCTATTTTATTCTTTTTAATAATGATATCTGCAGAAGACTCCATGTACAATCCTAAGTCAGCATAACAGTATTCTACTGGATCCAGTTGAAGAATTTCTGTAGACATATCAGATTCATTCCAAACTTTATAAACTCCGTCTAAAGCTGTAAACCTAGACAAATCTAAAATTCCTTGTAACTCTCTTTCTACAAACTCATCAAAAAGATTAAAGATCATATCAGTCATTACAGTAGATTGGAATGTAGCTCTTTCGTTGTTACCTACCAAATCAGATGCATACGTTTGCCCTTTTCTTTGACGATTGATTCCAATCAAATCATCCCACTCCTGTTTAATATGCTGTTGAAGTTCTATAAGTTGTTTAATAGAATCAAAGAGAGTTAAATCTAATACTGTATACTGATTAAAAGATTTATCAGCTCCTAATTGATTTCTATTTATTAAGGCATATCCTAAAGCATCAGAGTAATAGAAAAACTTTTCTTCTGTCCAACCCTCTCCTCTTGGAATAACGTTCTGATCAATTAAAGCTATTTTACCTTTAGATTTTGCTAAAGTTCTTTCAAGTGTCCAGGTAATAATGATATAAAGTATTTGAAGTGGTAAACCCATTTCAAGTACAGAAATATTGGTTGAATGTAGATCTGAGTATTTTCTCCCGTTGTAAGGTAGTTTTGTACGGGAAAAATTATTCATTGAGTTTCTTTGGTATGGAAAAGGTCTGGCTCGTACAAACAGCTCTGGGGTGATCTGGGTAATTTCATAGATTTCATTTACCCAAAAACTCTCAGCAGTTTCTTTTTCTTCCGGAGTTAGTGGGTAATCTTCATCCACAGGCATAGGTCCATCTTCGGTTTGAAGTACATGAATCTTCTTTTTCCCTTTCCAAACAATATGGTAAACTTCCAGCTTATCTCCTTTTAAATTACCATCAGTCATTAAATGATTGTAGAGGTGTGTTGGAGAAGTTAGATAAGTTCCTGTAATGTTTTGAAGATTTTTAAGTTCGTGCTCTTTTAAATCTTCATAATACATATCTACTACATCAGACAAAGTCATGTAGTCTCTGTATACTGCCCAATCTCCATCTTCTACCATATCAGTATCCGGGGATTTATCGTAATCTAAAAAAGGAGGAGAGATAGCTTTGTAGAAAACTTTACCATGTTCTACTGTTTTATAACTGTAAGTCTCTCCAGCAATCATCCAATGTTTAAAACACTTCAAGAGTTTAGCTTTTATAAACTCGTCTTTAATAATTCTTTTAACATACTTCTGTCCTTTGATAGCAAGTTTATCTTTAAAGGAAGCAGAAGCTCTTTCCCTCACTTTCTCAGGCAACTCCAAAGATTCCATTTGTTGCTGTACTTGTTGAGCAGCTTCTTCAGACACCGGTTCTCCTTCTGGAGTTAATAGCCCATTCTCTATAAAAGATTGTGCCAACATTCCTTGAAAGTGTTGAGTAAGATTCTGCATAACAGTGTTGTTTACCTCTTCTTGAAACGAAGAATAAGCATCATCTGATAAATTTGTTACAAAGAATTCAAAAGGTCTCCTAGGGTATTCTGAAATTAAAAGATCCAGGTTTGGTCTTAAAATATTAATAGGTCTGATTTTAGCAGGAAATCTTTTATGCTCTTCTTTAGTAGCATTTAAAGGATTTGTATGTTGAGTAAACCAAGCTTCAGGAAACTTAGAATTATAAACATTGTATAACTCTGTGTAGTTTCTAGTTGCTCTGGAAGTTTGTCCTGCTCTAAAACGGGATATGCGTATAAAGTATTTGGCATTTTCTTTGAACCATTTGAAATCATTTTTAATCTTGTCGTTCCAAGATATGATTTGAAGTGGTCTTCCTTGAGAATTTACTGGAATATTCTGAGAGGTAGTTTCTGTAGACATGGCAAAGATTTAAACAAAAATACATCAGTATAATGATACTATTCCATTTTCTGTCTCAGAACTCGTAGCAGAACCAAAAAGAGGTCTTGAAAAGAAATCAGAAGTTTTTTGAACTGCTTCAATCTGTAAAGCTATATTCTCCTTCAACATAAACATGGCTATTAAACAAGACGACATTCTATCCGAGTTAGCAATTCCTCCTTTTCTTAATTCCCTTAAAAGTCCCAGATCATAGATTTGATGTATGTTGTATACCGGAGAACCATTGGCATTGTATCCTCGTACATCCATGTGCCATTCTACCAGATAAGCCATACCTAACTTTTTTCTATCCGTGGACATGTTCATTAAGAAAGCTCTGTTCTTCATGTTGGAAGCATACTCTCTGTTATGAAGCATTTCAGGTTCAAAGTCTAGCCACTGTAAGAGTCTTTTACCTTTTGCATAATCTACTACTCCTTGACCACCTCCAGAATTTTCTCCTTGTGCTGTAGCATTGTAATACCTGCAAAAATTAAAAAGAATTTCATAGCAGGAAGTAAGTTTTCTTCTTCCTGTAAACCAAGCTACCGGTAAATTCACATAGGATTTAGAAAACTTATTATCTAACTTAAACACCCTGATATCAAACAAGGAAGTTAAGTCTTCTGCATCATCTTTGTAAAAAGCATCAAAAACTACCTTGTATATTCCTGGAGGAACATTACCATTGGAATCTTTTACAGGCCTTTCACAGATTGAAACACAGCCAGTTAAATCATCCTTCTGCTTATGAGGATATGTTACAATAGGTCTGGCATCTGGTTTAATAATAAACTCTACTCCTCCTTTAGCAGTATCAGAACTTACAAACTCCCCATGGCGAATAAGCTGCTTTAAGGTATTATCTGATTCTAAACGTCTGATCTGTTTATCAATCTCACTTACATTAAAGTCATTCTTGTGTAACCTTTGGAAAAGCTCTGAAGGTTTTTGAGGATATTCAGCTTTTCTTCGGTCTAAATCTTTTGGATCTTTTGCTTGACTCTTGATTTCCCTTTCTTTATTATCTGACTCCAAAGCTAACTTATAGTCAATGTTTCCATCAGCATCTGTGTACTTAAAGTTGGCTCTAAAGGAAGGTACAAAATATCCTACTTCTGATAAATCTCCATCTTCCCAAACATTTGGGAAAGCTAACATGTTCCATTGATGAGGCTGTGTAAAAACAGATTCCAATCCTTCAATGGAAGGCCCTTCCTCTCCGCCGGTACCAAATACAGAAACTTGTCCTACATAAAAATCCCCATCTCGCATAGAACCTAAACAAATTTCTAAAGCTGCAGAAAGGTTTTTAAAAGAACCTCCTTCCTCAAAAACTATTTTCTTTCCACGTTTACCCCTAGTCTTATTTGGATTTTCTACAGTTACTCCCATAATCTCTGCCAAAGTACCTTGCTCTTCTCCATACTTATCCAAGTATGAAGCTCTTTGGTGAAGAAGAGTGTTTTTCTTTTGTCTGTTCTGTTTCCAATAAGGACAGTAACTATTAACCCAATCTAATCCTTCTTGCACTTTATTCAAGATTCCATCTTTGATGAGGTATTCTTCTAATGAAGCAAAGTAATAAGATTTAGATCCTGGAATAAAATTAAAATTGTACACTCCATCAGCAGCTTCCATATAAGAAAATCCTGCTCCACGAGTCTTCCCACAGCAAAGATGTTTACCACCTGGGGATTGTACTCCCATAAATGTTCCTCCATGCCAAGCAATATGTTTAAATCTCCACCATTCATACTGCATTTCATTGAACCTGGGAAAGTCAAAGATTTTATCAGCTGTTCTTTTTGAAATGTTTCCTCTTCCATCTCTGGATTCTTCTAGGGCTTTTAAAGCAACACTGTCTGGAACTTTCCACATGGGTTGAAAGTTTAAGTGAAAGTAGTGTCTGCCGGATACCCAGACATTCCCTACTTTGTATCCTTTCATACATCTTTCTTCATGAAGCTTCCAGTACTCTGTATACTCTTTACTTCCTCTTGGAGCTTTAGTATACCTACCTCCATTTCTTTTAAAATCTATTGCTGCTTCCTTAAAGTATTGAGTATTTACAAGATTATGCCACATAAGAGTTTTTAATTTTTTCCTGTAATTCTATCCATAATATCTATCAAAGCTACAGGTGCATCAGCATCAGTTGAATCTTCTGACCATTCAGCAGAAGTTCCATCCGACTCAAAAGACTGTCCTTTAGATCGTTGTAATTCTTTATCTCCCATTTCTGCTAAACCTCTGATTCCGGAAGAGTTAGTCATTTCAGTTTCTATCCTTGTAGCCAACTTAGACAATTCATCATAGGCTTTATTGGTTTTAGCGATATTGTCTATGTACTGGTTAGGAGTATAAAGAAGTTTTCCTTGTTTATCTGTTTTAGCAAAATCAATAGTAGTAAAATACTCATCCATTTTATCTAATCCTATTTTAGCAGCCTGGTAGGATTTATAAGCTCTGCAGGAATGATACAATAATTTACTGTAATACTCCATGGCTGCTTTTAACTTTGGACTCTTAATATCCTCTTCAGTTAAATCTGCTATTCTTTGAGCCTCTTGTAACCGGTCTGCTTCTTTCCACTCTCTCAAAGGAGAAGAGAAATCAAGTACAAGATACATGTATGAGAGGTATTTCCTTCCTTTGGGATTAGAGTACTTGATTTTATTCTGTGAATCTCTGAACAGGTTTTGAAGTTCAGGGATTAAAGATATCCAAGGTTTGTTTACAATGGCTTCACCATCAACTGTTACTTCTAATAATTTCATCTATTTGATTTCGTTTATTAAATCTGTTTTGAACTCTTTTAGCAGGAGCTTTAAACTTTCCAAAGAAAGGAATCATAACAGTTTCGAAGTTTCCTTCTTTAATTGTTTTGGCTGTAAACCCACAAACAATTTTAAAAATCTCTTCAACTGTTCGAGGAGTAACTTTAGTTTTTAAAGCTACATCCTCAAACAAAGATTTATTCATTGTTTTCTCCATGAATCAAAGAGTTTAAGAGTTCCAGCAACCCCTCTTGGTTTGTACAATGGAAGTATTGATGCTGACCATGCTCCCCTCCATCAGGTGCACACTTGTTTCGAAGTACATTAAAAGTAGCCGGAATAGGAGCAGAAGAATTGTGAACAATAAACAACTCCAAACCATCCACAGCTGCTGTCTTCTCCTCTTTCACCAACAGCTTGTTGTACTCTTTCACTTTTAATCTGATCTCTTCATCCAAAGAAACCTCAGGAGAAGTAGATTCAGTAGGAGTAGGAGTAGGATTCAGTGGACCAGAATCAGCAGAGTGTACATCTGCCTGTAAAAGTTCATCTTGCATAAGGAAAGTTTTTAAAGGTTAAAGTTTTAGACTTCAAAGGTAGAAAAAAATTTTTTAGAAAAAAATAGAAACTGATGTGTGTGTTGAAGGGGTGGTACCACCTCTGGGGCCTCGCCCCCTACTCAAGTAAGCCAGGAAAGTCCCCCAGTGGGATTCTCTTGCGGGTGAGTAAGTGCGAACAATAGTAACACTGAATCGGTACAATATCGTAGTCCCGACAGGCATGTATGACTCTAAGCTACCTCAATCGGCAGAGTAATGTTTTAAGTTTGTGGTTCTCTCAAACCACGTTGTTACAAATGGCTAAGATTTCAAGCGAGTTATTACCCAAGATCAAGTCCTCTTCGTTAGCACGCATTACCAATGCAACCTCTGTTGCTGAAGCTATTGCAACAGTTAAACAACGTTTAGCAAGTGCGACTTTGGTCAGTGAGCAAAATGTTATTGATCGTTCAGCAGTTTCTGGTGTTGTTCTCCAGGGAGCTGCACAAGCTAATGTGTTAACAGGTAAAGACGGTTCCGGACGACCACACATTGCTGTGCGCACCAACTTCTTTCTGTGTAATCCAGTTATTATTCAGCAGTTTGTTGCTGGTTTAGCTACCATGACTACTGTGGAAGATGTACAAGAAGCTTACTACAGTTTCATTGACAATCATTGTATAAATGGTGTCATTTGGGACAACGAAGCTTCATGGGAAAGTCGTGGAAACCAGGGAAAATGGTCTGGATATTTACGTGCTGATGCTACAACAGGGGATGTATCTATCTCTGGTTTAACACCTGAAAAGCCTCAGAATGTGATTAAAGCACGAGCAATTGTTGAAGATTTTGACGCGGTTGTTGAAACTCCTGTTGCTAATGCTGGTGCTCCAACTCCTCCATCAACTGGTTCAACTCCTCCTCCTCCAGGTGCTCCTGCAAACTGGAAAAATCCAGCAGGAGAAGTATTTGCTGAAGCAGCTTTGGTTGCACAAGGTTGGACTCCTGAACTGTTATCCGCTAACGGATACACAAGAGCGTAGCCTGATTACAGGTAAACTATTACGCTTATAAACTCTCTCCCTTCGGGGAGGGAGTTTTCTTCCTTACAGCTTGCTGTGTGTTGCAGGGAGTGATCAGAGGTGATCAGACGTAACCTTTAGGAATCAGACGTAACCAAAAGGTGATCGCAGGTGATTGAACGTGATCAGACGTAATCATGTGGACTGTGCCGGGAGCTGGCTAGTCTCCTCCACACACTAGTCTCTGCTTTCTACTAGATACATTTCCAACTCTTTAGGAGAAAGAAGTCTTTTGATATCTTCTGTAGTTGGTCTCCAGTTCTTATCCTTTAGATACATTTTCTTAGAGTAAGAGTACAGCGCACTGTAAACAGCAAGAGGTCTGCCTTTTCTAATCTTGGAAGGGTTGACTAGGTACATGTCAGTTCCATCAATTGATTTGAGGATTCCTTTCCTCTTTAACTGAGCTAAAGCCTGTCTAATCCTACTGTTGGGTTGTGTACAATACCACAGAGGATTGTTGAGCTGTAGTTTCTGTTGAATCTCTATGATCAGCTTGATAGCAGCAGGAGACAGATCCTGGTAAATATCTGCAGAAGCAATGAATATTTCTCCAGGTAGAGTAAATCCTCTAATCTCTGATTCTACTTGAACAATAGTCCCATTGTCTAGCCTATCCTGATAACTCTTTCTATGAGTTCCCTGCTCCAACAGTCCTATAACTTCCTCAGCAATCTGATAATGTAACGGTATCCTAGCCATAAATTTGTGTTGTACAAATATACTTGGAGACAGAAAAAGCTCCAAGAAAAGTGTCACTATTTTGTAGCTGTTTTTAAAAAAGTGTCACTAAATAGTGACAAGTCAATCCTCTGTAACCCTTGTAAACACTGAATCCTAACAAGTCATTAACTATGAGATATTATTCTATAGGAAATTTAAGGCTTAAACATTGTCTCTAAACTTTCTCCTGGAAAAGAGAATGGACTTGTCAGGGGCTCCCGCCCAAGAACCAAAAAACTCTCTCACCTCTCTTTCCTATTCTCCTCTTTCTCTCTCCTTCCCTGGAAATTCCTGTGAAGTTTTTTCCTTTTCCATCTTTCCTTCCTCTCCTTCAACTTCCTCCACTTTTCCCACCTTCTCCTCACCCTCTAATCAAACTTTCTACCAACCTTTTTATCCTCCTCCTTCCCACTTAACCTCCTTTTACTCCTAATACTCCTTCCTCTAGTACCAAGAAATTCTTAATACTATGAAGTTTTGTACTTATATATTTAGTCTGTTTAACCCTCTAAACTCAAAATCATGAACAAATTTGAATTAATTGAAGACAACTGTCTTGGTAACAACAAAGACTTCGATGCTGAAAAAGTGCTTTTACTTGAGCAAGGATTTATCCTTGTTCACCAATACACTCATCCGGCCATTGGTCGGGTGGCTGTGTTTTCTCAGGCTGAACCTGACCCAGCAACGCAAGCAGATAATGCTATTGAGTTCGCAATGCAGGGATAGTCTGATTACCTACAAACCTCGATATTGAGTTTAGGTAGGTTTAAACTCATGCAGGGATTTCCCCTTGCATTACTATACAAGTAGGCTGTGATACAAGCTGAAAATGAAACAAACTTCAACAAGTGCCATACCAGGGTGAGAGTTATCAACTCATCTGTAGGCCGTAACTTTTCGGAAGGTGTCTTGGTAGGACATAACCTTCTGTACAAGGCTGAGAGCCTCCTTTATGTCTGAAAGAGCTGAGCATCTCTGTAAAAAACTGTTATAGTTAGTTCCCAGTTGAAGTGGCTCAATAAAACCGAGAGCCTTGAAATTCCTTAGTCAGAGGAGAGTTAAAGCTATCTTGTTTAACAAAAGTCTGCTCGTGATGGCAGAATGTGATGTAAACAAAGCTACTCAAGCAACCGGGTATTGGGAACTAACTTTTAATGCACCATAACTCACGTAGATATAAAGAGATCTTTATGGAGCAATTGTAATGCTATTTCTCTTAATTTTAAAGTTTTCTCTATGAAACCGCTACATATCTATTTAGGATTCAACAATGTTATGAGAGATTCTATGGGAATAGAAGTTCCAGGTTCTACTAAAGTAGTAAAAAACCTTCAAAAAGTTGGCCATAAAATCATCTTAAACTCCTCATTAGCTGATTTGTACAATAAAGAGGATTTAGAGTATGCTTTAGATTGGCTTAGAAACCGAGAAGTTATCATAGATACTTTTTCTGTTTCCAAAAGACAGCCTCAACCTTTCACATTACCCTTCAACCAGTTTATAATTCACACTGATCCTATAGATGGAGGATACATTTACATAGATTCAAAATCTTTGAATACTCCTCTACTTTTTGGAATTGTAAACTGGAATAAAGTTGCAAGTATTTTGCAAGAAAACGATGTTTTTAATGTCACTTAAAAAACTATATTATGGAACGATTTAAAATAATTGACCCAAGTGGTCGAACTCCAAATACAAGGTATGAAACACTGAAAGAAGTTGTAGCTGATTTACTCTCAAGTAAAAGAGATTTATCACTTCAAACTTATTATGTAGAAGATTTGGAGGATGAAATACACATAGAAGCGGATGACCTTATTGCAGCGTGGAATGATGGTGAAAGGCCTGAAGATTTGCAATTTTTTTAATTGAAAAGTTGTGTGAAAAACACGGTGTTAAATTTTCAATTATTTACTGGTGTTATCACAAATAGGGTGTCTGTTGGCATTACCGCTAACGTTTTGCGGCTTGGTGTCTGTTATTTTGCCTTGCAGATACTTCAAGCCTTAGATAAATTTAATAGGCAAAATAATAGCACCAAACCGCTGTTAGTGGCTGGTGCGGTTTAATAACAAAAAATGTCAAGACAACATCATCACTTAAAAACAGAAACGGAATACTATCAAGCCGTAGAGAAAGGACTAAAAAAGTTTGAACTCCGAAAAAATGATAGAAATTTTCAAGTTTACGATATGCTTTACTTGGAAGAAACAGTAAACGGAACTTATACTGGTCGCAAACTTTCACCAATGGAGATTAAATACATTTTGCACGGTGGTAAATACGGCTTGGAAGAAGGTCATTGTGTGCTGTGCTGGTAGCACTTGCCACTAACTAATGCACATACGCTAATAACATCATAAACAACTGAAAATCAATGAGCCAAATCCAAACAATAACATATAGCAACTATTTATTCTTTAATGGTAGAAAATTATCATTTAGAAAACAACTATTATTTGATATAACAGATAAAACTCCTAAATATATTCCATATACTAATGGATATTGGCTAGTAGGAAGAAAGCAATTAACAAAGTTAGAAGCATCAAGGTTAATTAAACAAGATAGTGTATTGGTAGATATTACTCACTTGCAATGGCATCATCAATGCCATTTAAAAGAGTGCTTTAATATTTAATTTAAATTCATTCTAAATTACCTCAACTATTAGTATATCAAATAGGTATGACTTATATTTGTGGTCTAATAAACAATTAATTAATTTAATCTAAAAAACTAAAAATTATGGCTGGAAGAGGCGACATTCAAATTCAAAATCCTTGTACTAAATGGTTCAAGTGGAAAGGCTCAACAGGTACAGTAGTGTACTATGACAAATTAACTAAGCAAGATGTAGAAGTGGCATTGCCTTTTACATTTTTATTGCTCGATGTTTTATCAACAATCAAAGGGTACGATGAAAGTGCTAAACAAGGCATTTGGAGCAATGAAGTAAGAGATATTAAAAATAGCATCTTAACTGTTAAAAGCGGCAACGATGTTTTAGTATCGGGTAATTATCAAACTGTAAAAGACAAAGCGGTTTCAGCAGGTGGTGGTTATGCTGCATCTTGTTACATTGCTTTCTTTGATGAAAATAAAAAGTTAGTTATTGGCAACTTCACAATGACTGGTTCATCTTTGGGAGGAGGCGTTCATAAACCTGCTGATAAGGCAATGAAAGATATTGAAGTAGGAGCATGGATTGAGTTCACTAAAAATTACAAAGCCGATATGTATAAAAAAGCTATTGTAATTACCAAAGACGAAAGAATATGCACACAAGGAGCAACAAAGTTTTATTGCCCTAAGTTTGATGTTAAAGATGTTTCAGAGGAAACAGACAAAGCAGCTATTGAACTTAATAATGAACTTCAAGCATACCTTGAAACCTATTTAAAGATTGAAGCAAAGCCAACAGAAGCAGTTGTAGAAGTGGCAGCCCCTCCAATCAGCAAAGAGGAGCAATTTAATAACAATAGTGCTGAAACTCCTTTTGTAGAAGTTAAGAAAGAAACAGCACCAACAGTTGTTGATACGCAAGTAGTTGTAAATGAATCGGATGACCTCCCATTTTAACATATTTTAACATACAAAGATAATAATAAAAATGAAAGTAGAAAAAATTTATATAAAAGATTTTAAGGTTTTAAAAAACTTTGAAGCCGAAATAAAAGGTCATAATATTTTCCTTGTGGGAGATAATGGCGTTGGAAAGTCAAGCATAATCAACGCAATTAAAATAGCCTTAGGCGACCAAAGTAATATCCCTCCTGATACAAATGGAGAATGGACTGTTATAACATCTAAAGAAACAGGAAATTACCAATTCAGAGTTAAATTAAAAGAAGGAAAAGCAACGGTTGAGGTAACAAGCCCCGATGGATTAAAAGATACTAAAAAAGGAACGCTTGCGGCTTTAATTGGTGCAATAGGATTTGATATTGACGAATTTGTTTCTTTAAGCAAAACAACAGCAGGGCAAAAGAAGCAAGTAGAAATTTACAAGTCATTCCTTGACCCCGAAATTATCAAAGAAATTGAGGCTTTACAAGTAAAGGTTAAATCCTTAGAAACTGAAAGAACAGAAACAGGTAGAGAAGAAAAGCGTTTAAAAGCCGTTATCGAATCACACCCACTAAGAAACGAAATCGAGTTATCTAAGTTTAAAGAAGTTGACACAGCGGCTTTGTTAGAATCATTAAATAAGGCCAATGAAAGAAACGCCAATGTTGAAAAAGGTAAAACTAAAATAACCGATGAAGAAAAGGATATTAAAGATAACAACGAAGAAATAACTGCCCTTAAAAAGAAAATCGAAGCACTTGAAAAATCCAATGAAGAAAAAGCTGCTTCTATTGTAAAGGTTAAAGATTGGCTAACTAAAAATCCATCTATTGACACTACCGACATTCAAACTCAAATAAATGAAGCCTCTGAAACTAATAAAAAAGCAGCACAAGCAGCACAATTAATTAAACACAGAGAAGCACACGCATTAGCAGCCGAAGAATACGGCACAGCTACAGCAAACATTGATAGTCAAAAAGCTGAAATAGCACGTTTTATTAAAGAAATGGCAGTACCTGTTGATGGACTTCAATTTGATGATGATATGCTTATATACAAAGGAGTGCCAGTTTCCGAAGCAAGTCTTTCCACTTCTGAAATAATGGAGTTAGGGCTATTGATGAAAGTAGCAGAGAATAAAGGATTAGGTATTTTATTCCTTGAAAGAGGGGAAAGTTTAGGAGTGCAACGATTAAAAGACATTCAAGAAATGGCTGCTAAAAACAATATGCAGTTAATCATTGAAGAAGTTAAAAGGGGAGAAGGATTACACGTAGAAATTATGGAAGCATAGGCGTGTTAGGAGAAGAATATAAAATAAGAATAGGTCAATACAAGGGGCAGCAGTTGAAAGATATTTCTGCCTCTTATTTAATTTTCATGTTTGATAAAGGGTTCTTACATTGGGATAAACCCGCACATAACTTTGTATCTAATAATTATAAAGAGTTAAAAAATAAAATAACTAACCAAAAATGACACCGACAGAAATCAAAGCAGAAATTCAAAAATGCAAGGAAAGCCCTTTTTACTTTTATGATAAATACGTTATTGTAAAAGGAGCAAAGAAAATGAATGAAGAAGAATTTAATAACCAACTTAGGCTTTTAGAGGCTAAGGGTGGAAAGAAATTGTTTTAACCATGCCAAGAATATTTTGCTACGCCAGAGTTTCAACCGACCAACAAGACAGCAGCAGCCGCCAGCAAATACAGCGATTAGAAGAATTTTGCCAAAGAAAAGGCTTTGAAAACGCTGAATATTTGATTGATTTTGATGTATCGGGAGGTAAAGAAATCTTTAAACGCCCTAATGGCTCAAAACTTAAAGAAGCTACCAATGGAGATATAATTATTGTTCATAAGCGTGACCGTTTATTTCGCAATACCTTAAATGCTTTAAATACTGTTTGGAGATGGTTTGAGAACGGTGTAGTGTTATATATCTTAGAGAATGGAGAAGAACCTATATCAATGGATAACCCTACATCAAAACTTGTATTTACGATTATGTGCGCCACAGATGAATTAGAGAAAGACAAAACGAAAGCAAGGACAAAAGATAGTCTTGCATTAAAAAAGGCTAACAAAGAAGTTTATTCCACCGCTCCTTATGGTTGGCAAAGTCATTACACAGAAACAAACTCAAAAGGAGATTGGATTAACGGCAAACTTATCCCTAACGAAAAAGAACAACTTGTAATATCAGAAATAAAAAATTATAACAACATGGGATATAGCCGAAATTGGATAGCAGATAAACTTAATCTCGATGAAATCCCATCTAAAAAAGGTGGTCATTGGAGCGCCAAGACAATAGGAAATGTTTTAGATAACTCCCTTAATAATTCATAATCGTTCTAAATTAGGCTATACGCTATTTTAATTAAAAATAATTATATTAATTTGTCAAATAAATTTTAAAAACTAATCAAACATGAACATAGAAACTAAATTTAACAAAGAAGATGAAGTTTACTTTATGGTAAGTAATAAAGTGCAAAAAGGAATTATTGTTGGAATATTAATAACAATAGGTGAACAAAGGAAAAGCGAAAAATACATTCATCAAGAGCCTAGATACAATTTACATATACAAGGCGGTACTAGCTATGAAGCATGGAGCGAATCTAATATTTTTAAAACAAAAGAAGAATTACTTAACTCACTTTAAACTAAACAAAATGAAAAACACAACAATTTGGCGCATGGTCGCTATCGTAGGATTAATTATTTCAGTAGCAATAATTGGTCAACACAATGAAATATTAACAGCAACATATACTATGGAATGGTACGAGGCTTTGCTTTCATTTATTTGTATAGCCTCTGTTTTTGCAGCCACAATTACTGGTGTTATTTATGGATTTTTTAAAAATGGTAAATAATGGAAACAACTAAATATCTTACCCGCGCCACCGCCAAAGCCGCAGCGATTGAAGAAGTTGAGAAAAGGTTTGCAGAAATGGAAAAGGGAGGGAGTGATGAGCAGTAATGAATGGATTTCAGTTAATGATAGATTGCCAGAATGGGGCAAAGAACAGCAATTTTCAGAGAGAGTATTAGCAACTGATGGAGATAAAACAGAAGTGGGCACTCTCTTTAAAAAGTTTGATTGCTCTTATGCGCTTTATAGCTATGCTCAAACTCAATATATAAATAAAGTTACCCATTGGCAACCATTGCCAGCACCACCAAAAAAGGAGTCCGCAAATGAAATTTAGACCATTATTCAACCCTACTCAAATGCAATTCCAACTAACAATTGGCGATTGGGAAGCAACAAAAGGAATTCAAAAGATTAGCGGATTTAGTCGAGGCTTAAAATTTCACAAAGTAGATTACTTCCCTTATTGGCATATTAGCAATAGTATTGTGCTTGGATATAATAGGGCAAGTAAGCAACATCCAGTTAAATTGTGGATGTATGGGTATGCCAAAGGGGAGCATTATCAGAAGGAATTGCGCTCGTATGAAGTCGGGGAAAAAATAAGTCCTGAATTAAAAATGAATAAATATGGTCATTTACTGTGCATTGATGACCTAAATTCTTACGTACTTATTGATAATTACCAAACCCTCCCAATCGGCTTTCAATTGTTCCCATTTGCAGAGATTGATGGAACTAATAAGAAGAAGCCTTTTGATGTGGAGATAACTAATATTAAAATAAGATAAAATGCTTTGGTATAAATTAGAAAACAAAAAGCCTATTGCAACCGAAAGCGGAGCATGGGATGGATTAAAAAGCGATAAAATATTAGTTGCTACAAGGATGCAAACAATTCATATAGCTACAATGTATGAGGGCACTATGGATGGCAGCGAATTTAGAAACTTTTACGATGATAGAGATTTTGAAATTAATCACGTAACAATGTGGGCAGAAATAGATAGCCCTTTTTAATTTAACCCCCGCTAACACCTCATGCGGCAAGTAAAATTTAGGTGGTAAAAAAGAAAAAGAAAAAGATGATAATAGAAGACCCAAAAGAAAACGCAAAATTTTTATACAATAGATTCTCATTAGGCGGATGGGGAAAAGAAAACGCAATAAAGCATTGTGAGGGAATTATTGATATAATTAAGTATCATGGCACTTATATTGGCATACATTCATTAAAGTTATGGAAAGACACTTTGTTAGAGTTGGAAAAACTTTAACCCTCCTCCTATGGCTTCTACTCAGTAGCTGCCATGTTTCAAAAGAATATAAACAATTTAAAAAGACAACGAGATGTGCAAACAAATAGCAAAAGGAAAAGATTTAATATTCATCAGCAGAATTGAACGCGATGGATTAAGCTTGGTTAATGTATCAGACCAAGATATGTCATTTGAAGATGATGAAACATTTAATATAAATGGATTGTCATTAACCAACGGATTATACACAGCATCAAGAATGAATGTTTATGTAGTTAAGTTTAAGCCCCACATGCCAAACACAAAACAACATTTAACGGCTATGCAGTTGCTAAGAGAAAAGCTACTTGAAAGAATAAAATCAGACAGTTGTAGTGAGTATGAAGAAAACATATTGAATGAAATTACACATTCTATTAACACCGAACTACTCGCCACCGAGCGACAACAGCATTTAGACACATTTAATGGAAGTCGATTTCATCACCCAATGGTAGGATTCAAACATGATACTGCCGAACAATACGTTGATAACACCTTTAAAACCCAAGAATAAATGAACCTAAAATCAGCAACATTAACCAGAATGCCACAAGATAAGCAAACGCTAGGAAAGTGGATAAGTTACGATGAAGTATTTGGAGATAAAATAGTAATATTTGCTTGTGACACTATCGAACTACCTTACTTAAATAATCAAAAGCAAATCAGTTGTATTCCAAAAGGCGTTTACTTAGTCAAATATCGTGAATCAGCTAAATATCCACGCCACTATCATTTACAAGACGTTCCTAATCGTGACTTAATTTTAGTGCATCAAGCGAACTTTGTGGGCAGTAAGAACCCAAAGACACGCAAAGCTGATTTGCTTGGCTGTATTGGTGTTGGAAATGGATATGGTGATATTGATGGCGATGGTATAGTTGAGTTATTAAGATCAACACCAACTTTAAAGAAATTACTTGATGTAATGGGTAAAGAGGATTTTTATTTAACTATCATTTAACACACAACACAATGAATAATCCACAACTAACGCAAGCGCAAGTTCAAACCATTATTGTAGGCATTATTTCAATGAATACAGAACTAAGGCCAAGCGATGCTGTTAAGGCTGCTATTGAAATAGTTAAATCACTCAATGAAACCAATTGCCTAATTACTAAACCACAACAATAATAAAAGTAGGAAATAAGGATGAAAGAAAATAAAACTATTTTGTATTTTGTTATTTGCGTTTTAATCCCATCAACTGCTTTAATAATTCATTGTCTTATGTGGTTAATAAATGGCAGTAAATAGTAACTTTACCCCTAAAAAACAACATGAAAAAGATATTCTCAAACCTAATCAACAGTTTCACCACCGACAAAGATGGTTATTCAGCACGTAAATTAAGCGCATTTGCAGCCGTTTGTGTTGCAATGTATGTAACTGCTAAGAAAATACCAGAAGTGGCTCAAATTGATGCTCTTTATGCTTGGTTAATATTCGCGGGCGTATGCTTAGGAATAGTCACAATTGAACAAATTATTAATTTAAAAAACGGATCGCCTAAACAACAAGATAATGAGCAAACACCAACAGCCTAACATACGAAAACAAATTAAAGAAGATAGGCTAATTTGCGTTCAAATAAGAAAACACAAGTACATTGATATTACCAATTGTAAACCATTTAATAAATAAATAAGATATGAAAGCAGAAGAAATTAAGTACCTATTTGGCAATAATATCAACGGAAGTGGCAAAGATGGTATTATTGATATTAAAACATTTGAAGTGATTTGCTATTGCACTAAGGAGCAGTCAAAATTGTTATTAGAAGCACTTAACACCACCCCACCACAACAAGCCTCGATGTCGGCAGAGGAGATAATGATTAAGCATTTAATAAATGTGAATTCAGAGTACACAAAAGAAGGTATAAAAGAGTTATTGCAAGAAGATACAGATGAAGGGGTATTATTAAAAACTATGTTAAATGCTATTCAGTACGCTTTGAACCAACCCGTTAAGCAACCAACATCACAAGAAATAGCCTTTGCAGCTAATACAGCCTATGACAAAGCGGGTAATAATGCTTTCTTTGAGAATGGATTTACTGCGGGTGTTGAGTTTGGATTGAAGTATAACCAACCCGTTCAAATTAACCCTTAACCCCAAACAAAAATGACACCGAAAGAGAAGTTAACAGCGAATGACCTTAAAATGTACTTAGGTACGGGTTTAAAAGTACAGCATACGACAATGCATGAAGATATTGCCAAGCATGGACATATTGATGAAATATGCGAAATAGAAATGATTGGAAATGAGTGTGTGACATTTACGGGTAATTGTTGCGATTTTTACTTTGATGATAATGAGCCAGATTGTGAAATAAAGCCTATTCTTATACCTTTATCCGACTTAACAAAAGAAGAATTAAGGGAACAAGGATTTAGTAGCCATATTGATTATTTAACCCATGAAAAACAAAACCCGTTAAAAGCACCGTTTGAAATGGTTCAATATCTTTTTACCAATCATTTCGACATTTACGGTTTAATCGACAAAGGACTAGCCATTGCAGTTACTAACGAGTTTAACCCTTATTCAAAATAACATGACCGAAACTAAAAAAGAAAACAGCGGACTACTAATTGGAATAGTATTAGGCATTATTGCAATATTGATTCTAGGTGGATTGATAAAGTATGGTATAGATGAGCCAACCAAAGAAATCAACTACAAAAAAGCCTATGACAGCATTAAACAGCAGCAAGAAATCGACCGTAAACAAATTGCATTTAAACAAGCCGAGTGGGAAAAAGAAGTTGTATTGGCAGATCAACGCGACCGAAACCAACAAGCCCAAATAATTGCATTACAAGAACGTTCGGATAGGCAAACAATACAATTTAAAGCTGCCATTGAAAAGATTAAACAAGAAGCCCCAAAACCATGCGAGCCATACATTGCACAAATAGCTGATGAATGTAATAAAGTTATTGAGACGAAAGATGATGTCATTGAATCGCAAAGGTTAAGGAATGACAGTTTATACAAGGATAAGATGGCAGCACTTGGATTTATTAAAGTGCAAGCTGATTATATTAAGAAAGACAGCGTTGCAGATGTTGGGAAAGATGCTATAATGGAAGGACTGTTAATGGAAAACAAAAAATTAACCAAACAGAACAAACGCGGCAAAATAGCATCATGGTTAATTGGTGGTGGATTGGTAGCTTTGTTTTTGGGAACGAGTTTTGTTGATTAAATAACTAATACAAATAAATAATAGAAACATGAAAGTAATTGATTTTAATACACCGAAAGGACAATTTAGATTACCACTTCAAAAAGTGGCTGAACACAGGGCAGATTATTACGCTTGTGAAGTCGATGGACATGAAAAGAACTCTCCCGAATGGAAAGAGGAAGTTGATTGGGTAGTAGAAGATGATTTTGAGGGCATTGATTGGCTTATCAACAATACAAACTTTGAAGATTGGGAAAATGATGTAGTAAAAATAAGTGATAAAATACTTGTTACTGATGATGATTTTTGGTGTTCAAGTGATGATTTTGAGATAGTAACAGTTGACCAACTTAACCCCTAACCATGCCCCTAAACGCACAATTCCTCCCCGTAGGTTCGATAGTTAACCACAATAACACGCCTTTAATAGTAATGGGTTTGATGCCACCCGAACCCCGACAAGATGAACGATTTAATAATAAGTGGATAGTTTGTACTTCTTGGTTTAACACCACGTTAGATTCGTGCGAACCTATCCCACTAACTCCAGAAATATTAACCGAGTGGTGTTTATTCAATTATGAAAACCTATCTGGTAACGACTGCTATGACAATGGATATATGCTAGTAAGAATTAAAGATAATATTCTTACAATATCATACGTTGGAACTGATATTTCAATTAAGATGCCACCATTGCATATTTTTCAAATGCTATATTCATCATTAACACAAACAGTATTAACGGTTAAAATAAAGTAGGGATGATAGATAATGAAGAAGATTTAACAGACCAAGAAGTTAAGCGTTTAGTAAGTATAGAAAAACGTTTGAAACTTATAGCCAAAGAAATAAAAGAACTTGGGTTTAATGTAGCTTTGCATGATGGCACTTTAGCAATTTTAAAAGGCGATACTCATACTGGTAATAATCCTAATTATGAAAATATTAAATGTAAATTTCATGTTGGTCAATGGTCTGGTGTCGATTGGTAATTCAATTTAATTTAGTATCTTTACCCCGTTATTGAGGTCATAGGCAATAACTTTTCATATATTATTTATTTATTATTTCACTAAGCCCTCGTTATTGGGGGCTTTTTGTTTACCCAATCGACACGTTCCGGATTTATGTACGTTTTTTCGGATTTATTCGACACGTTATTAACCAAAACAGCCCCACCAAATAATGATGAGGCTGTGAGTAGGGGTTAACTTATTCCCCATCAATTAGCATGCACCACAAACCTACACAAAAAAAATAACACCAACAAAATTAATTCGTTGGTGTTATCTTAAATGTTCGTTGTTTACTTTTGATCTTTGTGTTTAACTTTCTTTGCTGTGGCTTGTTAGCCGATTAAATCTTTTTCATAATTTCCAGTTTTTAAGGTTAATACTATTTTGCGCAATAATATGTACTAAAGGCCACAAATGTAACTATTATTTTCTAACTACCAAATTTATTTTATAGTAGGCATTATTGAAATGTCAATATAATATTGTGGGTCTTGGTGTTCAATAAACTCCGTAACCATTCCACCATATTTAGTTTTAATTGTCCTATTAATATTCACTACCCAACATTCTCTGCCGTGTAATTTATTGCGCAATAATTGGCGTTGTTCGTCTGCCTCAATTAAAATACTTCCTCCAAGCGTTTCGGCTATCTCATTTAGCATTTCTAACTTATCCCCGATTACTTCTTGCCAAGGAATAGCAATTAAATCTAAATCGCGATTCATTGAACCATGTAGCACAATGTTATATCCATATTTTAATCCTATTTCCTTTATCGCTTCAAAATAATAAGCGTATAGGCTAGGTTTTGCGTGTGTTGGTTTCATTTTAAAAATATTTATTTTTTGCATCATCCCACAAAATAATCAAGAAGCCAATTACCGGCAGCGATTTAAACATTTCTTTGATTGATTTTTCTTGTTGATGGAACTTGTATATCATTAATGTAATAAAAGCCACCACAAAGCAAGCAATCAATATAATTTGATGAAGTATTACTATTTCTTCATTACTCATTTGTCATTTTTTTATCCCTTACATGATTTTTCCAGTACACATAAGCCCTCATTGAGTAGTAAATAGCTACTACAATGAATATAACTGAAACCTTTACGATATTGAACCAAAATAAAAACTCTTCGTGAGTTTCAGTTAATCCGCTATCATGCACAGTTTTTTCTTGTGACTTTAATAAATCATCAAGTCCTTGCGATACTTGCATGGTCGCAGCTCCAAGTCCTATAAAATCTAATATGAAGAAGAGTAAACTTTTGATATGCGCCATACAAATAATAATAAAATTAAAAACTCAAATGTAAGTAAATATTGATTGTTCAAACCAACAATGTTGAATAAATGCAAGCATTCATTTATAAATGACATTAGCGCAATTGAACACGCTGGCAATGCTATTCTGTAGTACTTAGTAGATATGCAGTTAAAAGCTATTACAACGGCTTGCAATTCCATTAATCGCTGTACCCAAAAGTAAATGTTTGAGGTAAATTCTGTTTGCTCAAATGTATTTACAAAAATGTACTTTAAAATAATAGTCGCAAACATGAATAAACTTAATTCTTCAACACTTCTAAGCAGTTTAAATAATCTATCCATTAACGTGCTATTTTCGGACGTTCCCAAACCTTATACTCACTTCCTTCAATAATTCTGTTAGTTGTTACATCAACAAATCCCTTTGCCTCCAAGTAAGTAATATATTCTGTTTTAGTTGTTCCCGAAAAGTCATTAAAGAACTCTAAATTGTTTTCCGTTACTGCTATTTCAACTGCCCAATCAGTTTGAGCGTTGCTGTTTTCGAATGAAATGATTAATGTTTTTTCCATTGGGTTTTATATTTTTAAGGTACTGTTATTTCTGCTGTTATTGTTACAAATATTCCTATTGAGCCACTAAATGTAGTATCAGCGCAATCAATGTATATTGTTCCATTTCTCTCATAGCCGCTTATAGGTAATATTGGGGCTGCTGCTGAAAGATTAAATGATAAAGAGCCTATACTGCTATCAAGTGTTCCATAAGGCATCGTGTAGTCAATTGTTCCATTTGGTGTTGCAAAATTTACTGTAGCTTCAATGTATAATGATATTGAAACAAAACTTTCTCCATTGCTTTGTGTTTTAGCTCTGTTTAATGTTGCTGCTGTTATTATAACTCCATCGGGTGTAAGTGTTGGAGTGTAATTGCCATCATAAGGTGTAAAAGTATCTGATTGTGTATCGTATATACCTGTTTTAGCTGTTGTAAGCCCTGTATCGAATGTTACTTCTATTAGGTCTGTGCCTAATATTTTGTTGATTGACCAATAGTTGCCTCTGCCGAATAATTGAGTTGCGTTTGTGAAATCAACTGTTGCAAAATCAAGCCCTTTGGTTACTGTGCAATATGAAAAAGCAGCACCAACAAAAGTTGTATTATCTAAATTTGTAACATTGTCCTCGAAAAAACTAAATGATGTATTT